ATCCCCCCGTCTCCTTCCTGGCGACCGCACAACTCGTCAGCTCACCGGACTGACCCCTCGAGCTCTGCTGCCACCCGGCCGGCCGCCCAAGTCCAAGACCCAGCGCATGCGCGAGAACACCGCCGCCGCGGTGCAGGGCGCTGAACGCGCCATGGGCAGAGCCGCCCAGGCCGAGATCACCCGCGCCGGTGCCGTCGCCAACGCCATGGCCTCCGCCGGTGAAGCCACCGGTATGACCGTGAAAACCACGCTGCGCGAGCTGCGCCTGCGCACCGAAGCCGCCCGCCGCCGCTTCGAACCGGGCTACCGGGCCGCGCCCGCTGCACGACGTCGCGCCCCTACCCAGCTCCCCGAGGGCGGCTCCGCTTTTGCTGTGCCCTTCAACCCGGCCACCGCGCAGCCTCCCGCTCGCGAAGCAGCACCGCTGGATCCCCGCACCGGCCAACCCCGCCGGCGCCGCGCCCGTGGCTTCGGCCGTACGGACAACTACATCCCCGTCTATGCGCCGGTCGCCCTGCGCGGAATCCGATGAAGCTAACGCCTCATTCACTGCGTATAGACAAGAAGTGCGGCAAGTCAGGTATACCAGACTCGAAGAAATGCACAAAGACTACAGGCGCATCTTCGGCTGAGGCAGCCTCCACTTCTGTTAACAAAGCAACGGATACAACCAGAACAGCAGACGGTAGAACCAAGCTTTTACTTACCGCTTCCGGCGTATCCGTTGCTGGCATCGCATTAGGGGTTTTAGCTCATGATGTTTTCACGTCAGGCATTCCTGCCAGCGAAGTGCCCCCCAAAGAGGCACCTGAAGGCTTATATGACACATTCAAGCCGGGCGATCTTATTTACAATGGCATCGATTTTGTTGGTACTTGGCGAGCGCACTACGGCATATATCTAGGCAAGATCGATGGTAAACATAGCATGTTTGACGTATCACCTGGCAAAGTTAATAACGACATTGCCTCTGTAGCCACAATTCGAGGCCTAGAAGAGTCGCGAGATGCCAAGAACACGTCTTACGCAAAAGCTCAACGCCGTAGCACAACAAACGAAGTACCGTCATCCGAAGCGCTAATGCGCATAGTAAAGCAACTAGAAAACAAAAAGTTTGAGTGGACTGGATTCGAAAACAACTGCGAAGCATTTGCACGCGCCTTAGTCAACGACACTCCGGTGTCCACCCAAGGAGAAAAAGTGACAAAGTTTACTAAGCTTATTACCAAGAGACTGTTACGTCTTGCCGCGCCCAAAGGGTTCTATGAATCTTCCTTTTCTTTGCGCTATGCCCGGCAGGTAGGCCAAGCAGCGATGCGCGTGGAGTCGAAAGGACGTACAACACGACCAACCCTGACACCGGCCTCCGTCCGTGGCGACGGCCCCTCCACGGAGTACTACCGCTCCCACCCAGAGGCCGCTGCCAAGAAGGTGCGCCACCAGGCAGAGATCAACCGCCGCCCCAGCGAGAAGGACCGCCGCGTCGAGCTCAACCGAGAACGGCGTCGCCGCGGCATCTACGGCAAGGGTGGCCCGGACGTCTCGCACACGTCATCGGGGGACACCGTCCTGGAAGCCCCCTCCAAGAACCGGGCTCGCAACGGCGAAGGTGGTCGCCGGCTCAAAGCCGACTCCCCCTGGGCCGTGGGCTTCGACGCCGCCCCCTGCTGGGAGGGCTACCAGCAGATCGGCATGAAGCGCAAGGGCAAGAAGCGTGTCCCCAACTGCGTTCCCGTCGCCTCGAAGGACGCCGAAGACGGCAAGAAGTACACCAAGGTCGTCACGAATCCCGAGACCGGCCGCAAGAACAAGGTCCGCTACGGCGCCAAGGGCTACAGCATCGCCCCCGGCACTGACAAGGGCGACCGCTACTGCGCTCGTTCCTTCGGCGACATGAAGTCCGAGGGCTACAACTGCGCCGGCGCTGAACGCAACACGCCTCTCTGCCTGTCCCGGGCCAAGTGGAAGTGCTCGGGGAAATCCAGCCGCCGCGATACCTGACTCAGACCCCCTTGATCAACTCCTGCAGCGGCAGCTTGTATAGCTCACTCAATGCGCACAGCTTTGTCAAAGATATTTCAACTTCTCCTTTCTCCAGCCGACAGTAAGCCGCCTGACTAACACCTAAGATCTGCGCAACATATTGCTGCGTATAACCCTTTTTTTCCCTTAGTCCGCGCATCCTCCTGCACAGAGTCAGCTGCCTGTAAATCGCCACAACGGCTTATCCGCTCACCGGTTCACGTTACTGCTTACCAGAAAACCCGTAATCTGGATCTGTGGAAACATCCTCTGTCAACCGCTACGACTTCGCTCCGATCACCGGAAGCGAAACCACCCCCGAGGGCTACCTCCGGGTCTGGTGTCGTGCGGCGCGGACGGGCACTCAGCTGTACCGCCGCGCAGACGGCTCCCAGGTCCGGGAGTACCGCCCCCCGGAGGAAGTCAGCAACCCTGACTCCCTCTCCACATTCGGGATGAAACCCGCAACCTGGGGCCACCCCCCGGTTCTTCTCGACGCCGCCAACACCAAGCAGTTCCAGATCGGCTACTCCGGTAGCCAGGTCCGGTACAACGACGGTTTCGTCGAAGTCGCCCTCGTGGTGACCGACAACGACGCCATCGAGAAGATCCAGCGCAAGGACGCCACCGAAGTCTCCGCGGGCTACCGCGTCGATTTCGACCCCACCCCGGGCATCACCCCCGAGGGCGAGGAGTACTCCGGCGTCCAACGCAACATCCGGGTCAACCACATCGCCATCGTTCCCCGGGGTCGGGCTGGCCCCGAGGTTCGCCTCCTCCTGGACCGCATGGATGCGGCCGACGCCGTCGCCATCGACCAGGACCTGGCCCACTCCGGGCCGGCGCCCCAGCCCAGTTCACCTGCATCTCCCGTTATGGCCACCGTCAAACTCGACGGTCTGGAGATCGATCTGCCCGCAGAAGCAGCTAGCGCGGTCCAGTCCTTCGCACGGGACATGGGGCGCCAGCTAGCTACCGCAACCACCGAGCGCGACGACCTTCGGTCCCGCGTCGATGCGCTGCAAGCAGACCTCGACTCCGCCGTCTACGAGAAGGAAGCCGCTGAAGGCCGAGCCGACGCTCTCGAAGAGCGTCTCTCCGAGCTCGAGTCCAGCGATTCCCGTATCGACACCGCTGAGCTCGACCAACTGGTCGCTGCTCGCCTCGCCACTCTGCAACGCCTGGCTCCCGCCTTCGCTGACGACTTCAAGTTCGACGGCGTCGACGACGAAACCCTCTACTCCCAGGCCTTCCAGAACCTGACGGGCCAAGCCCCGCAGGACAACGCCAACCCCGCCTACGTCCAGGGCGTGGTCGAAGGCATCCTCGCCGCTCGCGCCGATGCCGACGAGGACGACGACTCCGAGTCCCCCGAGGACGACGACGCCGAATCCCCCGAGGGCGACGAAGCCGCCGGCCGTACCGACAGCACCGATCGTCTCCGCACCGCTCTCCGCGGCGCCGGGCACACCGTCGATGCCGTCTCCGATTACCGCTCTCGGCAGGTCGAAGCCTGGAAGCGTCCGCTCACAGCTACCAAGTAAGGAGATCCTTCCATGGCCGTTACCTTCACCGCCACCACCGTCACCAATCCTTCGGGCGTACAGGGTTCCTACCCCCAGCGCCTGATCGCCGGTCACGAGGGCATGATCGCCGACCTGCAGGCCTACGTCTGCCGGTCGTATCGCAACCAATCCGGCGCCGCCATCCCCTTCGGGGTCCTGGTGATGACGGACAACAGCCCCACCAGCAACGACACCCTGGCCGTCGAGATCGCCAGTGCCGCCACCCTGATCCAGGGTCTGACGGTCAGCTCGATGGTCGGCGAGGGCGTCGAACCTCAGGGCGCTTCGTACACCCCCAACCCCACCCCCTACGCCGCTGATGGCCGCCTCGGCTACGCCGATAAGCAGACCATCAACGTCGTCTCCAAAGGTGTGGTCTGGGTGTACAGCACCGCTGCCATCGCCCTCGGTGATGCGGTTCGCTTCTTCAACGCTGACCACTCCGGCACTGTGAGCGGCGCCTTCCTGGGCCGTTTCACCAAGACCGCGGTCAACAACAAGACGATCGCGATCACCGCCGGCGCCCGCTGGCTCTCCGAGACCTCCGGCGCGGGTCTCGCCATGCTCGAGATTGACATCCCGAGCTGCACCTTCTCTGCCGATACCGGCGCCTGATAGGAGCTCCTCCCATGCCCTCTGAAATTCGCAACGACGACGTCGGTATCTTTCTCGCCCAAGAACTGCGGACGATCCTCGCCCGTACGTTCGAAGTCGAGTACGCCGACATCAAGTACAGCACCCTCATTCCGATCTCCACCGAGGTCGGTCCTGGGGCTGACTCCTTCGTGTACCGAGTCTTCGACAAGCAAGGCTCGATGAAGGTGATCAGCGACAAAGCCTCTGATCTGCCCCGGGCCGACGTCCTCCGCAAGGAAGTCACCCACCCGGTGCGCAGCCTCGGCGGCTCGTTCGCCTACACCATCCAGGAAACCCGTGCCGCCGCCATGGTGCCCGGCATGAACCTGGAGCAGCGCCGTGCCAACGCCGTGCGCCGCGCCTACGAGGAGAAGGTCCAGGAAATCGCCTACTTCGGCGACACCCCCTCGGGTATGAAGGGCTTCTTCAACAACGATCAGGTGGACAAGCTCGTTCCCGACAAGTGGTTCGACACATCGGGCGTAACCACCGACGAAATGCTGGCGCTCCTGAACGAAGGTCCCACTCGCCTCGTTCAGAACTCCAACATGAAGGAGATGCCCAACACGATGCTGGTGCCCTACAACGTGTACCGCATCATCTCCACCACCCCGAGGTCGACCACCTCGGATACCACGGTGATGGAGTTCTTCCTGCGTACCAACCCGATGATCAGCTCCATCGAGCCGATCAACGAATTGGAAGCCGGCAAGTCTTCCAGCAAGCTCAGCAAGGATCGCATCGTTATCTACGATCGCAATCCCGACAAGCTCCAGCTGCATATCCCGCAGCCCCTGGAGTTCCTGCCTCCCGAGCGTCGCAACCTGGAGTTCACCGTCGCCGCCCATTCTCGAATCGGCGGTCTGGCGATGTACTACCCGAAGAGCGCCCTCGTCATGGAGAAGGCCTGAGCCTTTCTCCTCATAAGACCTAGCCTGGACAGGTCACCCATCAAACCCACCCGGTCATGATCCTCGTTTATCGCCCCGAACTCGAAAATCCTCCGATGGATAAAGAGTGCACGCTCTCTTTCTCCTTCGTAGGTAGCGGCGGCGGTATCCCCGATAGCACTCAGATTGTCGCCGGTGTCAACCGCGACTTCCCTGAAGCCATCTGGGAGAAGATCCGCGACTACGACGTCGTCAAGAGCCTCCTGTCCCTGGGCGCCCTGCGCATCCAGGAAGAGGCACCCTCCGACGAGTCCGCCAAGGCCCCTACCGAAAAGGCTGATTCCCTGGCCGACATGCCCCTCGTTCAGGCCCTCGACCTGATCGAAGCCAGCTTCGACCCGGTTCAGCTCCGCAGGTGGGACGCCAAGGACTCCCGCATCCGGGTGAAGAACGCCATCGCCAAGCGCATCCAGGCCATCACCGAGGGCAACGGCTGATGTCCGTCCCCTCAACCAACGCATTCCTCCTCCGCTTCCCCGAGTTCGGCGAGCAATCGCTCTCGGTGGTGGAGGGTGCCTTGGCTGAGGCGGGCCGCTCCGTTTCCTCCGATGTCTGGGGCGAGGTCCACACCGAGGGCGTCTCTTACCTGGCTGCCCATCTCCTGGCGACACGCACGATGCAAATCGGCCTCCAGGTCGGAACGATGTCCGGCACCCCTTCGGGTCTCGGCTTCGACTCCACCCTCTACGGCCAGGAGTACCGCCGCCTGCTCAACGCCCTGCCGCTCAGCGGGTTCGCCTTCTGATGGCCATCCCCTCCTCCACTGTCGCCGCCTACGCCCCCTGGGGTAACGCGCAGCTGCGGTTCGAGCTGGGCACCGGCCTCTTCAGCAACGACCCCGCCACCGGCAACGCGGTCCAGTCCACCGAGGTCGTCGAATACCTCGCCGCCCTGTCCCTCCAGCCCCCCAGCTGGACCGGCCAGTCCGGCGTTGACGCGACGACCTACTCGTGCCGCGGGCGCCTGCTCAGCCCCACGACCCTCGATCCGCGGATCACCAACGGCACCCAAGCCGACGCGGAGATCAACGGCTACCGAGGACGGCTCGAGCTCGTCTTCGACCTGTCGATGGACGCCTACCACAGGCGCGACCTTCGCCAAACCATCGAGGGCACGTTCCGCGTCATCGGAGGACCTACGTGATGGCGAATCCCAGGCGCAAGATGAGCCAGGAGATTGAAGCAGCGGCGGCGAAAGCTGTTGCGCAGCTCGGCACCTGGCTCGACACCCGCTTCACCGAGGAGATCTCCGCAGTGAAGTGGCCCTACCCAACCCCGCCACAGGTGCGGGACATCGTGGACACCGGCCGCCTTCGCGCCAGCCAGACCCGGGTGATCAACGCCGACGGCAGCGTCACCTTCACCTGGCCGGTCGAATACGCGACGCAGGTCCACGAGGGCGGCGTCTCCACCGAGACACGCCAGCCCTTCCCCGGCCGTCCCTGGACGAAAGCCCCCCTCGAGGAGGCCCCCGCCAAGTTCGGCGTGTTCCTTCGCAACGCGCTGGAGGAACAGCAATGACGATCTCAACGTCCTGCCCTCCCGTCACAGCTCTGCGCTGGACGCTGGAGCGCCACATCCTCGATCTCTACGAGGCCAACGGCACCACGCTCAAGGCCTACACCACCTGGCCGGGCTTCTACACCCTGCCCGACACAACTCGCATCCCCGCCGTCTACGTCGTCGGCGCCTCGATGGTTCCCTCCAACTGGGCCATCACCGGGATCGAGCTCACGATCGAAGACGTCCC